TTTCAGGTGACTGGATGGCGTAGTTCTCGGACAGCACCCAGCCCCTACGTGGTGCGGGGAACGTCTTTGCCTTCATCGCTGCCGGTCGGGCTGCTGTTGGTCTAACCTGACCTCTTGCGGGCCGGATCATGGGGAACGGTCCCGCGCGTCATAGGCTGCGTAATCAGCCAGAGCCGCTTCAAATTCAGCCATCTGGTCGGCGAAGTCCTGCCCGACATGGCGACGTTGACGCCAGATAGCGCCCTTCACAAGCAAGTCCTCGGGGAATAGCGCCGTTTCCGCATCAAGGCTCATGCGGCTGGTGCCGTTGGATGCCCAATTCAGGGTTTGCACCGTCACGCTGGCCGTCGCGGCATTGGCAAGGAATGGGTAGAAGCTGATGGTTGAACCGACAAGCCGGAAGAACCGTGGCGTTCCTTGGATAGGGGTCAACGATGCCCATTCATCAGGCGACAGGCCACCACGAACAGGAACACCGCCAGCGTTTACCGCATTGCCGTTTATCAGGCGCGAGAAGCCCGTAGGCAGGGCATGGGCCACCAGCGCGCCCGTGCCTGTCACGGTCGTTGTCTGCCGCAGCGCGCCCCAATCCACGCGCCGTGCAACATCAAGCCCGGTATCATTGATGAACTGCACGACATTGACAATCTCTCTTGATGTCGAACCGCCAGCAGTCGCCGGAACGTCTAAAGCCGTGTTGCGGGCAACGTCTTGGGCAATCGTGAGCAGCGTCATGGTGTAATTGTCCTCTGCCGCACGATGCCGTTAGCCCACCGGTCTCGCTCGTCATTGATGAGCATGTCATTCAATGCGCCGGCGAATAGCTGGTCGGTCATTGCCGCAAGTTCTGGATCACGCAGGAACTTCGCAGCCTCAAACGCGACCGCGTATAGGTAAACCTGCGGATGGGCAGCCAGAAGCCAGTTGCTTGTCGTGGTTGATGTCGTCAGCGTCGGCAGGGCTGCGAAGTAGATGACCGACCGCGTGCCTGTTGCGCCATAAACCAGCACATTTGAACCCGAGACAGCGTAGGTGTCATCACCGGATGCAGTGTCGCGCGTATCGACAATCGAACCCGCCCGCATGGTCGTTGTGGGGTTGAAAAACAGTGAGATGATTTCAAGGCAGTCAGCCGGCAAAGGCGCAACGCCATCGGTGAAGGTCAACGTCCCGTTGGTGATCTGCTGCCGGGTGCGCAGCTTCTTGTTAAGCGTCGCCTCGGCCATCTTCACCAAGCGAGGGAACACGTCACTAATGGCACGATTGCCGACATGCTCCGAGACGGCTAGCCGAAGATCCAGATAGTCTGCAAAGGCTGTCATCAGAGCCATCCCCACGCCTTGCCGAGTTTAATATCGCGCACCGCTGAGCGAGTAACCCCGAGAAGATCAGCAATTTTTTGTTGTGTCATTGTGCCGATCAGTCTCTTCACTTGTCCCGCCGTCTCTTCGTTCATTGTCGCATTCCCATTTCTGGAACCGCGCGCCATCGTCCCGTGAACGTGTTTTTCGAGCATATTTTCCCGCCGCGTAAGCCAGCGAATGTGATTAGGATTCACGCAACCTTCGTGGCCATTACCGCAAGAATGCGCCGCGTCATATCCAGATGAAGGGGCCGGACCATGCACCAACTCACACAATACGCGGTGTGCTCCTTGCCGCTTCTTATTGAACTTGACGCGTCCGTAACCCTTCCGATTTCGCTCAAATGGCCATTGCAGGCATTCATCATCAGAGTGCGCAAGGGCAACATCAGAAAGCCATCGGATTTGCTTGTGCATTTCCAAAAGGACGACGTTTGTATCGCCGTGCTTGAGCCACCGCACGTAGTGCATCTGACACCAGCCTCGCGATGCGGCGGGCTTGCAGCAGTCTTCAACAGAGCATAAAGAAATCACAGCCATAGCGGACCCTCCTACGGTCGGCGTGGTTAGGGCCTCGCGGTGTTAGCGCACCGTTTGAGGCCCGAATTTTGTAGCACAGTCAGCGACATAAGTCCAAACTAGACAATTCCGCTTTTGGTTCTCCACGCCCGGTTGCTACTGTCGTTAAGCCAGCGCGACACAAAGGCATTGTCGCCCTCGGTGTGGGCCTGCGCCATGCCGCTATCGTAAAGGACGTTCAGCGGGATTGACGCGACGTGGTGATAGTCGCCAGACCATCCTGGCGCTGCCATGTTCCGCTGCGCCGTGTTGATATCAATGGTCGGCTCGACTTCGTAATCGGTCCGGAAGGTGAGTGTGCCGTCTGGGTTCTCACGTCGCCAGACCTGCCGGCCCAGCTTTGGCTCCCAGTCGTGCAAGGTCCAATCACCATCACGGATCTGCATGTCAGCCGCCCTTGTGCCGCTCGAACATGCCGGCTTCGATGCCGTCAAATGCAGCATCAACCGACACTTCGATGATCGAACCGGCAACAACGCGGTCCTCGGTGCCGTCCGGCTTTTCCTCGCGCCAGAAGTCGCGAATAACCTTGACCTTGACCGAACTAACGGCAACGGGTGCGGGGGATTTGGTATCTGCCACGATAACCTCAACGGGTTCGGGTGAAATGGAAAAGGGCGGCATTGCTGCCGCCCCCTGTGGTTTGCGTGGAACGCCTTTTCGCCAACCCATCAGGTCGAGGAGGTCAGACCGAACACGTCAGCACAGACGCCAAGGCCCTTCTCGTTCTTGACCTTAAGCGCGCCCTCGCCGATCAGGACGAACTTCTTGGCGTCGCCGGTCTTGGCAACGTCCTTGTCCTCCTTGATCTTGCGGAACCAGCCGAACTGAAGGAACTCGGGGTCCACAAAGAACACGTTACGGGCCAGCGTAGCCGAGCCTGCCATCACGCGGTTGGGGTGGATCATGACCTTGCCGAACGGGCCTTCGTAAACATCAGCATTGGCGATAATGCTGTTGTTCTTGCCGGTGGATGCAGCGTAGCGGAAGGCCGCGACGTTGGTATCCGACATGAAGGTGACGAACACCGACTTGACGTAAGGCGAGGTGAACACATGGCGGAAATTGGCCCCGTTGGTGTAGCCTGACTGCATGACGGTATCCATGAGCACCTTGGTGAAAGCGCGCTGGGTGCCGTTGGTCGGAGCGGCTGTGAGGCCGGTGCCGGTATTGTATCCGCCGTTAGCGCCGGTCGCACCGCGCGAGACGTTCGACGTGATCCAGGTGCTGAGCGAACCGAACTCACGGGTTGCGCCTGCCACCTGTGCGTTGGTGTCAACGATGGCGAACTCGGTATCCTTGCGAAGCTCGACGCCCTTCTTGAGCTTCTGATACTTCACCTGCTCGACGTTGCCGGCGTTGTTGGTGGCATCCTGCGTGCCAGAGATGACGCCATCCTTGCGCATGATCTGGGTGTAGGAGCCGAGACGAACGGCAGCGCTGGTCGCACCGAAGGTGTATTCATCACCTTCAAGCTGGATGTTGGCGACTGGGGCTGCCAGATCATCCACCAGCCATTCGGGGTGAGTGGTATCAAAAGACACCTTTTCGATCATGGAATAGATCGGGGTATCTTCCGGCGTGATGCGGCTGATAACGTCGGAGAGTTCCTCGCGATTGGCCTTCGCAGACGTGCTCTGGAAGGTGTTTGCAACGATAGCCATGTGATAGTCCTTTCAGGGGATGATGATGAGGGTCAGTCAAAATCAATCCGCATTGCGTCGCGGATCGATCCGGATCGAGCCAGCTTCGCCATGGCATCACGATTGTTGGACGTTGGTGCCGCCTTGGTCCGCTTTGGAGCGGCGACTGGTGGCACGTCCTTCACCTTCTCTTGCGCCTTGGAACGTGCCGCCAAAGCCCGCTTTCCGATGGCTGCGAAGTGCAGCGCCGCGAAAAAGCGATGGTCTGTGACGGCAGACAATTCCTGCGAAGAAACACCGAGTTCCTGCGCCGCCTGATAGATATTGTTGAAGAACTTTTCACGCCCCGCACGGTCGCGCGTTTCAGGGAACGCGGCTGCCAGAGCCTCGTTTTCCTGCTTCAGCACTTCCTCACGGAGGCCAGTGTTTTCAACTGTCTTGGCGGTTTTGGCAGCTTCGGCACCCATCCGCACCAGTTGCTCAATCTGAGCGACTGCCGCATCGTGGGTTGCCTTCATCGCGGTAAAGCGGCCTGGATCTGAATAGGCCAGACTGGGGCTAGGTGCTTCCGGAATGTTCTGCGCAAGATATTCGGTAAAGGTGTTCGTGATAGCCTGTAGCTGATTGGCTTCCGCTTCGACGGCTCGACGATAGTTGCTCGTCTCTTGCGTCTTACGGCTGTAGTCGGCTTGTCGCAGG